GGTGCTGACGGTGCTGACGGTGCTCAAGGAGAACGGGGTTATAGTGGCATGTTTGGAGGATCTCCCTTAACAAGCCTTTCTTCCGTTAATTATCAACCCCTAGAGTACAACACAGAACTTCTAAACAGAGTTAGATTGTTTGATTTTATAGACTATAATCCTCTTAGGAACTTGAAATGACATATTTAGAATTAGTAAACGGAGTCCTAAGAAGACTCAGAGAAGATCAAGTAGGTTCCGTTAATCAAAACCCTTATTCAGCTCTTATCGGTGATCTTATTAATGACGCTAAGAGGACTGTGGAAGACGCTTGGGATTGGTCTGCTCTACGCACCACTCTTACCATAACCACAACGGAAGACATCTTTAACTACGTACTTACAGGCAGTGGTAATAGGATTAAGATTATTGACGTTATCAATGATACGTCCAACTGGTTTATGACTTACAAAGACACGCATTGGATGGACAATGCCTTCTTAAATGAAACACCCCCTAAGTCAAGCCCTACGTTCTACAACTTTAATGGTGTGGACACTAACGGAGACACTCAGGTTGATCTTTATCCTATTCCTAACGCTGTTTATACTATCCGAGTAAACTGTGTCCAACGTAACCCTGACTTAATTAATGACGGTGACAAGCTTCAAATCCCCCACATGCCCATACTGCACTTGGCGTTGGCTTTAGCTTCCAGAGAGCGTGGGGAAACTGGCGGTAGATCAGCAGGAGAAATGTTAGCATTTGCTCAGAACTATATGTCAGACGCAATTGCTTTGGACGCATACAAGCACCCAGAAGAAACTATCTACAGGGCGGTCTAAGCAATGGCTCAGGACAGACAGAACATAACAATTGCAGCCCCTGCGTTTAGAGGTTTAAACACACAGGACTCTCCGCTTAGTTTGGATGCTTCCTATGCTTCCGTTGCGGATAACTGTATTATTGACCAGTACGGGCGTATAGGCTCTCGTAAAGGCTTTACTGCTGTCACCACTAGCACAACTCCTATAGACGGCAGTAACGGCATTGAAGTTATTAAAGAGTACATTAACCCTACGGGTACAAATGTAATCCTATCGGCAGGTAACAATAAGATATTTACAGGTACTACTACCCTTACTGACGCAACCCCAGCAGCTTACACAATTACAACTAATAACTGGAAGATGGTAAACTTTAACGACCATCTATATATGTTTCAACTTGGGTATGAACCTTTAATTTACTCTGCTCATACTGGCGTTGTAGAAACAATGTCTGCACACGCTCATGCTACAGGTACTCCACCAGAAGGCAATGAAGTTTTAGCAGCCTTTGGCAGACTCTGGGTAGCTGATTTCTCAGCGGACAAGTCTACTATTTATTGGTCTGACTTACTAAACGGCTCAGGCTGGTCTGGAGGCTCCACAGGCTCTCTTAATATTAGTAAAGTATGGCCTAACGGTCTTGATGAAATTGTTGCTTTAGCGGCTCACAACGGTTTCTTAATTATCTTTGGTAAAAACTCCATTGTTGTCTATCAAGGGGCTACAGACCCGACTACAATGTCCTTAGCTGATACCATAGCCAACGTAGGTTGTATTGATAGAGACACTGTACAGTCCACAGGTACTGACTTAATCTTTATGTCCAGTGAAGGCTTACGCAGCTTTGGCAGAACCATTCAAGAAAAGTCAATGCCCGTTAGGGACATTAGTAAGAATGTTCGTAATGATTTATTATACATAAACGCACAACAAGTCAATAGCCCCTTACGCTCCATATACAGCCCAGAGGAAGCGTTCTACTTACTGTCCTTTAGTGACTCTAAGTACGTCTACTGCTTTGATATGAGGACTGCTTTGGAGGACGGGGCGCATAGGGTCACTACGTGGTCAGACACAACTATAAGAGCACTTGATAGGACTCAAGACGGCTTGTTGTACGTAGGGAATACCAATGGTATTGCCACTTACAGTAACTATCAGGATTATGGCTTGTCCTACGACATGAGCTACTTTAGTAACCCACTTTCCTTTGGGGACAGCTCTCGTCTTAAAATACTCAAAGAAATTATTATTACGTTTATTGGTGGTCAGGGAGCACAGGCAGTTGTGAACTGGGGTTATGATTACAGTCAAGCCTATACTAAACAGATTGTTGAGATTAACTCTGGTAGTAAGACTGCGTACTATAACGAAAGTGAATATAATGTGTCTACTTCAGAGTACAGTGCTTCAATTATTGTGGACAGGCCAAAGACTAAAACAACAGGTTCAGGAACGGTAGTAACCATAGGTATGGACGCTACTATTAATCAAAATGCGTTATCTTTGCAAGAACTTAATATTCAAGCTTTAATAGGTAGGATGATCTAATGAGCAATTACACAAAGACTACAAACTTTACAGCCAAAGATACTCTTCCTACGGGCAACCCTGCGAAGATTATCAAGGGTTCTGACTTTGACACTGAGTTTGATGCGCTGGTTACAGCAGTAGCCTCAAAGGCTAACTCAGATAGTCCAACATTTACAGGGACAGTTACGATACCAACGCTTACTGTAAGCGGTACGTTGACTGCTGGTACGATTACTGGAGGTACATACTAATGGCTCTTATTGATGATTTATTAGGGTTAGGCTTTGATGTAGCATCCGCTACTAAAATGATGGACTCTATTAAAGAGTTTGGTACAGAAGCGGAAACAAGAGCTGGCGAGATTGGTACTGAAGCCTATGACGCTATGCAGTTTAAACCCTTTACTGTTACTTCAGGAGTAGGTAGTACAACTGCTGATGCTACAGGTGGATTTACAACAAGTTTGTCTCCTGAGCAACAAGCTTTACAAGACACACTCTTTGGTGGTGCTGGGGGTTTAGCAGGGCAAGCTACAGCAGCTTATGACCCTATCTACGAGCAATTAGCTAATCAAGCCTACGGTGGTGTTAGCGGCTTAATGTCTCAAGCCCAACAAGCTGCATTAGACGCTGGAGCTATGGACAGAGGTGCTCGGGAAGAGCAAGTATACGGGCAGCTCAGAGCCTTACAGTCCCCTGAGGAAGAAAGACAGCGTTTAGCCTTAGAGAATCGTATGGCTTCTCAGGGAAGGTTAGGAGTCTCCACAGCGCAGTACGGTGGTACTCCAGAGCAATTAGCAATGGCTAAGGCTCAGTCAGAGGCTCAGAACCAAGCGTCCCTCATGGCTATGCAACAGTCAGGCGCTGAACAACAGCAAGCACTACAGAGAGCCGCTGGTTTACAGGGGTTAACTTCAGGTATGTTTGGCATGGGTACGCAAGCTAGAATGACTCCCAGACAGATACAGGGTATGGACTTACAAAACTTAGCAGGTATGATGTCCGCTGGTTATGCTCCAGAATCACAGCTTTTAAATCAGTTGCAAGCGGGTACTAACATTGCTAACATAGCTGATACAGCGCGTAGACAAGCTGCAATGGAAAGAGCTGAGTCTAAGATGTCGGGTTTAAGTGCTAACTTAGAAGCTCAGAAACTTAGAGGTGATATCTTTAAGCAAGCTATAGGGTCTGCTGGAAACATTATAGGTGGCGGTGTGAGTGGTGGCGGTTTGTTTAGTAGCCTGTTAGGTAAAATAGGCGGTGCTGGTGGAGATATACCTTTTGTACCCCCATGGTTAGAAGAGTTACTAGGAATTTAAAATGGCTAAATTATCAGAAAGTTTATTTCAAAGCATTAGAGACTTTGGCAAGCAAGATCCTGCATCTCCTGCTCGTCAGTTTGCTCAAGCTTCTCCGTACAAGCAAATGGGAACCACAGACCCCCTAGCTCGTCGTGTGGGCAGTTTGTTTGGCAACTTAGGAGTAGACACAAGCTATATGCAGACGGGTGAGGAACGTGCTGGGGCAGCTATGGCTGAAGCTGGCAAGGGACAGTTTGAGTCTCCTGAGGGTCGCATAATTGCTATGTTGGAAGCTCAACTTCCTACGCTTAGACCTCAGGCTCAGATGGAGGCTGTTGAAAAGATTAAACAGCTTAGGGCTATTGAGCAAGCTAGAGTAGAAAAAGAAAGGCAAAAACGAGAAGAAGCTTTAATTCTGGCTGCTTCTGCGGAAGCTGCACAAAGAACTAATATTGATCTTGCTAGTGCTATCAAAGAAACTTATCCTAACGTAGCTTCTGCTCTTTTAAGAGGAGATTCTGACGCTAAAGACTTTGCTTTTAAAGTTTTAGAAAACAAAATAGACAAAAAAGATGTTGATAAGGCCGCTTATCAATTTGGAGCCGCTATTGACAGAGCTGAGGATAAAAACGGAAACCAGTATTTCTTAAAAACAAAACAAAATCCAAATACAGGATCAATAGATGTTGTTTACACTCCTATAGGAAGTGCTCCAAAATATAACGCTAATGAACAAGGAGATTTAAAATTTATTTCTCGTCTTGGAGAAACTGTAGATGAAAAAACACAAAGAGAAATAGAAAAAGAAGATCAAATGAAATGGCTTGAGCAAAGAGGCGATATTTTACTAGAAACAACAAAGGCTCCCGAAGTTATTGCAAAGGCTGAAAGAGCTATAGAAGCCCTAGAAAACATAAGTACCAGCGGTTTTGATGCGTCTTTAAAAACTGTTACTGATTTTGTCGGGGTAACTGAACCAGATGTGGGTGTTTTTAATGCTTCAGTTTCTGATTTTATATTAAATGATTTAAGCAAGTTAGGTGCAAATCCCACAGAAGGAGAAAGAACTTTTTTAGTGAAAGCGGCTGCTAGTTTAGGCACTTCTAAAGAAGTTAACACGGCTTTACTCAGAAGAGTTAAGAATACCTTTACAGATATTGTTGGGAGAGGAAAATGGCTTACAGAAAATCCTAAAGCTACGCGAGATGAATACGCAAATTGGATACTATCCCCTACAAAAGAAACTATTATTGATTATGATAGTTCAGGTAGAAGAATCAACTAGGAACTTTTATGGAAAATAATAATCAAATTATTGC